ACTTTCCTGGTGCTTGACCGCTCTTTGGTATGCCTCCCGTTCGTGCTTGTCATTTCCACCCCTAGGGCGAAAGCCGGGACTATTAAAGAACCAATAACAGGAAGGGTCCTGTCTAAGCTTCTCAATGTACTGTGCAAAAAAAAATCTGCGTTCAACGCTGTCTCGGTGCTAATCCCCTCAAAGAACTTGCATCGTTCTTCTATAAATTCTTTCTTTTTAGTGTCGTCCGTTGGCAGCCTTTCACCTGGAGCCCTAGCTATTATGGCAAGCATCTTCATGTACCTTGTGTATGGAAGGTTTCCGTTTGGGTCGCCTTTTTCGCTGACAATTTTATCGGTATCTATATTCTCTATCTTGGTGCTTTTTAGCGTTGGCACCATGTCAGTAAGCCGCTTGTAGTAATCTGTTTTTTCGCTACCAGTTGCCATGTCAAAAGCGGCTGCCAACTCTCTAACTATTGCGCTGTTTTTTATTTCAAGCTCAAACAGCCTTACTGTTTCAAATGCCTCTACGCTTTCGTTTACAGAAACGTCCGGAAGTATGTAACCGGATAGCGCCATAGGTGTAATGCCTGGTATTTCAAATTCCTGGTCTTTGTGCCGGAACATGAACGATTTTTTAAAAACCTTTCCATTGAAATTGTTTACACGACTTACACAATACCCGTATAGTGTCCTGATACCTTCAATTGCAGAATCTTCATCGTCCCAACGCTTACCCATTGAAGAGTCCAATATTTCCTCCAAATTAACTCCGGAGTATTCGGATACCGCCTTAGCCATTACAATAGCCTGATTTGTGCCTGGAAGCCGTAATTTATCAGCCTCAGCAATAAAGCTAATGTAATTTGATAGTGGAAGCTCCCTTGCGTGGCTTGCAATCTCGAAAGTGCTTGCCGCTTCCCCGTTTGGCTTTTTTAAAGTGACTTCAATCATTTTTTACTCTTTAGCAGGCTCTTTAGCCTGTTACCCAATTGCGCGTCACTACCTGAGAGTTTTTCAGCCTCAACACCCATTTCAGCTAGCGTAGCCACAAGCCTTTCCCTACCTACCTTTTCGGCTATCTGCTTTCCGTTCATTTCCAAAACCTCTTTGGCTTCTTCGGTAGTTATAAGTTTTACTTCTCCCGTTTCTCCCGTTTTCGGGACTTCTTTGTTTTTTGTCAGATTGGCAGCGCCTTGCGCCGGTTTAGTTTCCACAACATTTTCTTGATCCGGTTCCTCCAACTTGCCCTTTCCAGCTTCCCTTTTTCTTTGCGCTACCCGATTTAGCCTGTTTAGGCTTGCTTGCGTTTGTAATTCCTGTTCTTGCTTGCGCGGTTGCCGATCTTTGTTTGCCCGCCTCAATTCGCCAGCGCTTTTTTTTTCACCAGTTCCGGCCTGAGGGCTTGCAGCGGATACCTTCCTTTCGGATAATATTGCCAAGTCTGCCTTCCGCAAGGCTTCAATTCCAGCCCGCTTAAATACAAGCTGTATGAACTGTTTTAATTGTCTGGTTGCGGGTTGGTGTGGACCACGGCCCTGCTGCCTTACAAACCAATTGTAAAATTCCATTTGAGCCGCTAAGGCTTCTTCATGAGTACTTGTCTTTTCCAACATTGATTTTTGCGTTGTTTAAATTGATCTTATTTTCCTTTTAGACCTCTTTGGTATTGACATACGTTTCAGGTCTATGTATTTTTTCATTATCCAAAGGTCGCCAAAATCGGGACTTCTGCCAAGCCCTACTATTATTTTGTCCTTCCCTAGCAACCTCAGCGCCCCGTCCGTTCCCTCTTTGTCCTTTTTTATCCATGCCAGTTCCTCAGTTAACATCTCCTGATCTTCTACGCTCGTTACTGACATCGCCCACATATTTCGCTCGTTAATATCGTAAGCCAAAAGCCATCCGCATTGCGCTTTAACGTTCGCGTACTCACTCTTTTGCTGCTGAGCCTTGTCTCCGTCTCGTTCTGTTTCCTTTCTGTTCAATATGAACGGCGTAGCGTTACCATGAAACGGTATAGAACCGGGTATGAAACCGCCATCGCCTCCCAAAAAGGCGCCAACGCCATCGCTGTCATAAATGATGTTTGACGCTGGTATTCTGTGCTTCTTTTGTAACCGCTTTGCAAAGTCCAAAACTTGCTTGCCTCCGCTCTTTTTCATTTGGTCATGATCTACCAGTACGTTACCGTAGAATACGCCACCCCTTAGCAAGTCACCACCTCCCATTGCAATATCTAATACCAATATCCTGTCATTGTAATCCGGGTCAACAAAATCGTTTGTAAACAGGTCTTCCATTGCCTCGTTTTCGATCAATTGAAGCGGGTCGTCTGAGAAGTCCCAATCTCCTAATAAAAGCCTGCTTCTTGTAGCTCCTGTAAGCTTTCCTAATCGCTCCTCGTATCCGTCGTCGATAAATGGATTGTCCCCTACTAATGATTGAATGAACATCTTTCCGGGCGGCAATTCTCCTTTCTTGAACGGCTTGTAAAATTGGCTATGCTGCCAATTCCTTGAAGGGTTCCCGGTTATAAAAAGTTTGCCTTTTATCCCGTGCTCATTGTTTAAGTGCCTGCCTATCCTGGTCCCTGCAATTTCATATCCCTTGTATGCTACCCCGCCACCTTCCTCAATCCAGCCTCCGGTGTATTCAGTAGAACCGAATCTTTCAAACTCGTCGTCACCAGGTCTGTGCATAAGTTCTACGCCCTTTATTACGGATCCGTTATAGAACGTAGTTACAACCTTGGTATCGTTGTAATGGTAATAGCTTTCAGGTATTCCATGCTTTCGGTACACCTTTTTCATTGTCTCCATTACTGAATCTCGCACCTGGTTTAAATGGTGTCTGCCTACAAACCACCTTGTATTCTCATAAGCTAAGCATGACCATAATAGCCACTCGCAACCTGTCCAGCTCTTAGCGCCACCGGCCGCGCCCCCAAATAGCAACTCGTCTGTTTCATTATCGCAAAGAACTGTAATCGCCTCCAATTGCTTTTCGCTCAAAACCAGGACGTCATAAACCCCGGCTTTAAAGCAATCTATTTTCAACTTAATTGTGTCCTCATTGCTTAGGTTCACCCTTTTGCTTTTCTTCGTTGATTAGCCGCAAAATCTGTGCCTTTGTCTCAATGCTTAACCCATCTAAGGCGCTGTTGATCTTTTCGCCTCCGGTGGTAATGTCTGTATGCTGCTTTGCTTTCCCATGCGCCCGGTCTAACATTTCCTTCAGCATATCCAAGCCTCTTTTGCTGGTAATCAGGTTTGCCGCCAGCCTGTAAAGTATTGGCATGTCATTTTCCAGCTTTGGGCTGCTTGATATAGCTTGTATTTCTGACATTGGAAGAGAAAGCAATATCTGGTATGCCTCGCGCACTACTTCAGGCGTGGCTTCTTCTATTCCAAGTTCCTTAAATTCTTTGGCTATTTGTGAAAACACCTTTGGTTTACGGCCCCTGTTAGCGGGTTGGTATGTGCTGGAAAATTGTTTTCCATCTTCAGGTCTTATGTTTTTGTCACCTCCTGGCATAGACTCGTCGTTTACTCGTCGTTTACTTGGTATTGTGGCCTTTCTCGTAATATGATAGGATTGTTGTCAATACCTGCTCTTTTGATTCTAGGTTATTATCATCCATTATACTAATTATTCGGTCGTTTATTGACCCTACTTCGCGCTTATTGAAAACGAACTTTATCGAAGATTGAGCCTTGAATGATACCGCTGTTTTTGAGTCTTCTCTATCATCCATTCCCCATAAACCAACACCCCAATCCTCTAATCTATCATCACTCCATTCGTTTGCTATTTCATCCATATCCCATTCTCCGTAATGAGTATTGTCCTTAATTGCGTATGCTCTCAGCTTTTCCGGCGTTGTTTCGGTTGGGAATACCTTACAAGGCACCTTTGTAAACTTTTCTTCCTTCGCCCCCCTTGCCCTCATTTCCCCGGCAAATATTACCCGCTCTCCACTTTCTGTTATATAAACCAGTATTTCCCGTACTTCCAAAAACTCCGGGTCTTCCCGTAAGCTCTGGCAAATCAATTCAAACTTTTCATCCCGGATAAAACGCGGGTTGCGTGGAAGCCCTGGCACTTGCCCGGTGTTGTATCGCAGTTCTGATAATTTAATGTATTGGCG